GTCATTCACATCAGTCAGAACACAGAGTTCGCCTGTGGTCTGTGCACAATCTCTAATATAAAATGGTAAAAGGGTTATCCCATCACTGGCTGTAACCCGTATGTCATCAAAGTAGTCTTTACACTTTGAGTCGAAATACAAATCATCAGCATCATCCGTTCCGCTGCCCGTGTGTAGCTTTAACGGCGTAGCTCCACCGGTAACTGTGAAGTCGGATATAGAAGAATCGGCAGCCCCTATGGTTTTTAGTTTACGATAACTCCATCCTGTTAGCCATCCCATTAGTTCATGCTCCTACAAGATAAGGGTGGGTATAATACCCACCCTTTTACTTAACTTTGTTTTAAGCTCTTAGGTTAGGTAACTGCAACATCAAGGTCGCCTGCATTTATCTTGAATGTGTCACCATCATTTACTGTCTTTGATGCATCCAAAGCAGTCCACATGAGGACATGACCAGCAGTAGAAGCGTCCATCAGGGCGACATGAGTAATCACTCCCCAGTCCCCACCATTAGCAGTAGGGAAGGTGATGTCCGAGGTATTAGAACTTGCCCCACCAGAAGGAGCAGATAAGCCCACAAGTTGTCTTGCATAGTCATATCCACTTACCTCTGTACCTGCCCAGCCACTATCAGCCTCCAGCCCAGTATCAGCCGTGAACAAAGCCACATACGCTGGTACCTGAGTAAATGCTGTGTTCCTCATCAGGTTTATGATTGCGTCTTCCATGTAATCTGAAAATTCGGCCATTTTGCTTTACCTCCTTTTAGTATTTCCAGCTTTTTGCCGGAGTGATTGAATCGAGTCCTTTCTGATAAATTATGTAGTGTTCATTTGCCCACTTGTGATACCAATTCACTGTATTAGGCACTATGTCTTTACGCATTTTATTGAGCCATGAACGAGCAGTTAAAGCGATAGCACCATCTACTAAGACTTTCTCTAAGCCAGGACTCAAAGTAGATGCCGATTCCGTCAGCGTGTGAACCTTGTGGCAGTAAAGGAAAACCTCATCCCCGTCGGTAGGTTCAGAGTCAAGTTTTAGGGTTACAAGGTCGCCGAAAACCTCAACGTCTTTCATGTCCCGTGGCCATTGCCTTGTGGGATATTCAGCCTTTTCTACCTTATCCCCTATTAGGCCCGTTACTGAGCTTATATCAAGGTCTCTGCCACTCGTTCCCCCATAACAATACAGGCAATAAGATTCCCCGCTTGCCATGATGTCGGTGTCCAGCGTAAGGTCAGATTCACTATTGTAGGCAATCACTTTGGCTGTGGTCTTGTCGATGCTGTTATAAACTGTCTTGCCGACATCAGCAGCTACGAAGTGGGCATTGTCCGTGTCAATCAAATGGTCGGCTGTGGTTGCCGTTGCTACACCTGACTTATTGCTGATGGTTAGTGTCTCTCTGACCTCATAAGGTCGCCTTTGTGAGATTTCTGCCAGGACCTCGCTGATATGCAGGTCAATTTCATCCTTAGCGAAATCATGGGTCGTGTCAGGCACAAACTCATCTTTGAGGAATTGCCTCACTGCCCCGCGAATAGTTGATAAATTCTTTGCCATGATTTATTCCTTTTCGATTGGTCCCTTGCACCACTCGCTTAATTTCTCCTCGCTCATAGAATCTGCCATCTCCGCAGCCTGAGCGCTGTATGACCTTGGGGTTTCCCCCCGCTTTATAGAAAGAGCGATGCAGGCAAGGGTCTGTTGGTCTTTACTTACAGGCATAATTAACCTCCCTAAATGGAAGAGGGGGGATTTCTCCCCCCTCAGTTTGAGCCTTCAGGTGTGCTAATCTTCGACCATGAAGTATTCAATGTAAACGTAGCCCACAAGATCATCGGCTTTCTCAGTAGTGATCTGGCCGGTGATATAGTCATTGGTCCCGCCTTTTTCGTCAACCTTGTGGACTCCGCCTGCTCCTGCACCAGCGACCAACAGATGATCGCTAATACCTACAGCGTCAGCGTCTATGGCGTCAAAGATGTCCGTAGCGCCTGTGGTTCCATTAGCAGCTACGCCAACGTCCAGGTCGGCAGTTGCCGTCCCACCGGCAGTAGTAATGTCAACTATCACCCTGGTAACGACAATCTTCTTGTCCTCTGGATTCTGCCACGCGAAGGCAAAGGCATCGGCAGCGCCAGGAGCAAGTGCCACTCTCTTGACACGCCTGCGCACCATGCTCTCGATTCCCTCTCCAAAATTCGTTGTCATTGTATTCTCCCTTATTTATTTGACTTGGCGCTAATTATTTGACTAGGCTTGCGCCTGCTCAGCCTTGAAAGGATGGGGACTGTTTAAGCACAGCCCCCCGAAACTTTAACTTGTCGCGTCTATGGCCTTGGTCTTGTTGATGCTGTGAACCCGGGATATAGACTTGGTGCTACCCCTCGCCAGGGCTGTATAACAGTATGCTCGAATACCCTCAGCGTTGTAGTTCTGCAGCTTCGCGAAGTGGTCAACCTCGAAGAAATCCTGCCCGCCGGTTTCACCACCGACAGCAAGGCTGACTCCGCCATCTTCGATTGAACCCTTCCTGATAGCGTAGATGCTTACCAGGTTTCCAGAACCCAGTTTCCCACCGGTGTTGTCGTTCTCATCAGCCAGGTAATCGGAAGGAACAATGGGAACGCCATTGACGCTCGCAATCATCGTTCCAAACTCGCCAGGGCTACGAGCCATTATAATAGCTCCGGCCTTGCCCATAGCGTGAATGAATAGCTGGTCAACTATCTCTTGAGGCATCAAGAGAAAGTCGGGGCGCGGTTTGCAGGCGTGGATAAGCCCGAGCAAATTCAATATGCTAAGACCTATGGTCCCACCGCCCTGGTCGCAGTCCTGATAACCGCCGGCGAAGGTGTGTCCGCCGGTAGCAGCACACAGCTTATCTAGGCCATCGAACTCTTTCGGGTGAGTGGTTGCGTTGCCGTAGATGAGCTTGTCCTCGATAGTCCTGAGAGCCCCTTTTATGATTTGGGACTGTATGGTTGCCCGGTAGTCGTTGGGATCCTTATAGGTTTCCTGGGCTGCTGCTACTAATGCCCACTGGTCGCCAAATTCCTTCAGCGCCAATTCACCCTGTCCATAGGTAGCAACTTCCTTCCAGCCGTATTGCTCACCCTTGGCCTTAGCAGTGACACCCGGGAGTGTTCCTTCTCGATTCCACTTCAGGGTATATGAGTCAATAGTAGTAATCGGCAGCATGGGTATGAGCTGCCCAACTTCAAATATCTCCTGAACGACGCCAGGCAGTAACTTAGATTGCACCAGCTTTACCATCTCGGTAGTGCTGGCAAAATATCCAGTAATCATTTGTTTTTCCTCCTGTTTTACTTCTTTTCGCTTCGGAAGTTATCCGCATAGATTTGTCTTGCGGATTTACCTTCCTGAGATTTCGTTCCGCCAGAAGTTACAAGAGAATCGTGAGTTGATTTCTTTTTAGTATTCTCGTCTTCAGGCTTTTTATTCAGCCGTTTGGCGAGTCCTTTGGCTTGCTCAACAGTCGTCAATTTAAGGTCTTTCATCATGTCTTTGAGCTCTACCGGGTCAACGCCTTCTGCCTTTGCGATTTTCCAGATTTCGATTTCCAGTTGCGTTTCCTCAGCAGCCTGAATCTTTGACGCATGTTCAGCTTCCCGGCGGTCCAGTTCTGCTTCTCGCTTTTGGAGTTCCTTGTTTTTAGTATCAAGCTCAGCTAATTTAGCCTTGTAAGACTTCTTGGCCTGAAGTTCCCTGAGCTTGGCAGAATCGCCTCTGGCTGCCTCAAGCTCAGACTGGTCTATCTGCCTTTGAATTTCGTCTAATTCGGCTCTAGTAGCCTCAATAGCTTCCTGGTCAGCTTTTATTTGACCTGCCTGAGTCTCCAGTGCCTTAGCGTCCCGACCAGCCTTAGTCAGAGCAACTTGAACCGCCTTTTCAACATCTTTCTCTGTGTAAGTCTTGGCGTCAGCTATTGGGGTAGTCTCTTCGCTACCTTCAGGAGCCTTCCCAAGACTTCGGGGGGAATCCTTTGTGGTGTCTTCGATTTCGCCCATTTTGCCTCCTTTAATAAAAATGCCCGCTTAACGGGCTTTCGACTTTTTGCCACTTTTAAGGTGTGGCTACCCTTCGACCCTATTGTGTAGGCACTGGCCTTCGTGCCTTTAGTATTTGGTCTTTACTTACCTTCTTTGTCTTCCACCTAAAGCTAAAAAGAATATCCCAGCAAAAATGCAAACGTGTAGTGAATGGCCATTGCCTTATAGCTTGGAAATACTCTACCCATGCCCGCCGACTATACTTCCTGATTTTTTTAGCCTGTCTACTATTCATCTCACTATAATCCATCCTTAGCTACATCTATCAGTTCCGTATGCCGGAACGAGTCCCTTGAATTTAACAACGGCAGCATCCAAATCTGAGTCTGCACATCTCGCTGCCATTCTTGGGCTGCCAGCCGGCAAGCCATCGTAGTAATCTAGTAATTTCTCCTCTTGGACAGTTGGGATTTTCTCAAATTCTATCTCCTGATTGCCTAGAATCCCCAACCAGACATCTTCGTAATAATCATCATGCTCCATCAAGAAGCGCTCCTGGTCATACCCCGCGGTGGGCTTATCATAGTATTCAAGATAAGTTTCTAGGTACTCAGTGGGTACACCTTTATCATAGGCGGATAATCTCATCTCGGCTGCTTTGTATTCGCTAGTGCCAGGAGTCAATTTAGAGAGGTCAATTTTTAGCCGATAATACTCCGCATCTTTGTAGTCCTCAGTGCTCCCCCAGCCCCAATTCTCCATAGCCCAATTATTAAAGTTCGGGTGCTGCAATCGCCAGAGCTTCACCTGGGGACTTGCTGCCGAGTATTCGGTAAGTATTTCAGAATACTCGAAATAGCTTGGCATAAGGCTCTCTGAAGGCAAACCCAAGCCCATCTGTGATAGAGGTATGCCCAGCTCAGTTCCCCACTTCTTCACTAGGTTATAGGCTTCCATGCTTTGCAGCTTCCCGCCATAACCCCAAAGTGCCAGCATAGCGTCTGCCTCGGGATTGTTCTTTCGGTATTCGCCACGCCAGTCCCTAGACAATTCGGGATGCAGCGCAATGAAAGCCTCTTTGTCCTCATCCGCTAGCCCCTGGTATGTCTTCCATAAGCCATAGTGTTCAGCCGGGATATTGCCCTCGTTGTAGTCCTCTTCGGTCATTTGGTTGATAGGCTGATAAGGCAAATTCCAGTATTCACGGCTTAGCTTCTCTGAGTCCTGCCCTCGCCTTATCCAGACGGTATTAAGCCCCTTCTCTTCCTTTTCACCACTGATATAGTCCAGGATGGCTTGGTAGAGCTCTTCCCCGTGCTTGGCGATAAAGCCTGCAATGCGCCTGTCTCTTTCGTCCCAATTATAGTCGCCGTTAGGCAGGTAGATGTCAGGATCATCAGCAAAGCGAATCTGCGCATTGTATTCAGCATAAGCCAGGTCGAAGGCAAACTCATACTTCGAGCCTTCAGCCTCTTTCTTGTCGAAGTAAGCGAAAATCTCGGCATAAGTCGGATCCCGGCCAATAGCCTCTATGATGGAGCCGTAGTTCATGCCGGCTTCGCTAGCCAGTTCCCTATAAGTCGCAGTGTCAATCTCCCCTTCCTGTAACCTTCTGGTGAGCTCGTCAATGCGGTCCTGGTAGATTCCCCGCTCTTCGTCTATCCTGTTGGTGTATGCCTCCCATTCCGGTGTCTGCCTTATCCTGCTATCGTTCAGAGCCTCCTCGTATAAATCAGCCAGCTCGGGATAGCGGTTAATCAGGTCCTGTTTTTGCTTCCTGTTTAGCTGTGCCCAGCCCAATTCGCCGGCTTCCCATGCTTCTATTTGCTTGGTATCGAGCTCATCCCGGGGAATTTGCTTGATGTAATCAATAGCCTTGTCATAGAAGTTTACCCAGGTCGACTCTGGCACTGAGCGCCAGCCGAAGAGCTCGAATGGTATTATTGCTGCCCTCGCTGCGCCCTCGGGTATTTCGTAGTCCCGTGCAGCTCCGGGTATCATCCAGTTAATCCCCTGCTCCATCCATATAGGCTCGAACCGGGTGATAATATACTGAGCATATTCCCCAATCGTCTCAATCGGGTAGCCGAGAAAGTCCTTGTGGGTCGC